AAAGTACCCTCAAATTTATGCCTCCAATGTGGTGAATAACATCCTAAGAATACTACACCATCCCCAGGTTTCATAATGACCTCTTGAGGTTCATTATTATGATCACAAATATAAATTGGCCAATCATCATCTGCATCAAGATTGACCGAGACTGTTAATTCACATGCTGGTCTATCTGTATGACTCTTTAGTTCTTCACCGTTTGAATATATTCTACTATACACATAGGTTGGTAATAGTTGAGACTCGACAATCAATGAAAGATCATTGATCTTTTCATGAAGTAATTTACGAGAACCTTCATGGTTATAAACACAGGCTGAATTTGGTGCCTGACTGTCACCCTCATACTTATTTTTCTTATGATCTTCTTTCAGATTATCCGAAAGTTCCTTGGCATATTCCAAACTAATAAAGTTTGGTATTAAGAGATAATTTTGTTCTAATAATGTTTTATTCATTTCAATACTCCATGAATCCAACCTGTGCAAATATATTTTACTTCTGATTTTGGTGGATAACCACGATGAGTATAAGTCCAAGTTGATGGAAATATAATCATCTTCCCTGTTTCTGGTTGTATTTTTGTTCCATCAATAAACTCAGTATAACCATCTTCATGAATATCATTTAGATACCAAATGAAAGTAAAGTATCTTGGATTCCAATTGGAATCTTCATGGCCATGTGCAAAATCATGATGCCAAGTATAAAATCCACCTGGAACTGTTTCTTGTATCTGATAACCAGCATCTCCCCAACCCTCACAATATTCATGTATGTCCATGAACTTATGAATTTCACAGTATTTTTTGAAATACTCAGATACCTTATTGCAAAATATTTTATCCTCCTTTTCCCATCCTGTGATTTTTGATATTGATAAGTCCGTAGATTTCTTTATCTCTTCATTTAATCCAGCACCAACTAACCCAGGATACCGTCTGTCATCGGTCTTGAATTTTTCAATACAGTGATTACAAAAATCTTCATCTAAAGCATTATCAAATTCAGTAATGAAGTCGGAGAATTTATAATTTGGGGCACTAATATCAGTTATCATAACAATTAAATTTAATGACTGTGAATTACCCCATTCTCATGAACATGAGGAATTGAAGAATTATATAGGTGCATTTGTCCATGCTGTAATCCAGCACCTAAAAGTCCAAAGAAAATTAAAACTGGCACATACTTAATAAATTTCATTGAAAATGACTATACCTTTAAAATTATTTATATTCATATAGGAAACCATGATCAGTGGTATAATGTATCTTTGTGATACCCGCTTCTTTAAGAGCTAATGCACACACTGGACATGGTTTTGCCATACGCAATTCATCATGATTATGACCACCCAACCGTGCTACTACAATTGTATCACATTCTTCACGACATTTGACAAGAGCTGCAATCTCAGCATGAAGAAAGATTTTTTCAGGTCTTCCAACACGAAGAGCAAATGATGCCTGTAGTGGATGTGATTTTGTTTCTAAATTTGTTGCAGTTACAACAACTTTACTTTTGCTGAGAAGAACAGCTCCAACTTGTTTCTTAGATGGTGACGATCTGGCAGTTTCAATCGCCAGATCATAGATCGAGTCAGACAGCATCAGCGGCGGACCTTGGAGATGGCCGGTTCTCCCTTCTCAAACACGGTATCTACGACCGTCTGAACGCTGCGAGCGGTGCCCAGACCCACACGATCATAGACAGGCACACAGACCAGTCCAAACGTCTTCTGAGCGCCGCCCAGGCGGATCACACGACCGATTGACTGAGAGATACCGATGTAGTCCATGTTACGCATGAACAGAACTGCCTCCAGTCCGTTGACGTTGATACCTTCAGACAGAATAGAGTGGTGAATAACCACAAACTTTTTCTCAGGATCTTTACCCCAAGCGTTCATCGTGTCGAAGAACTTATCACGGGAAACTTTAACACCGTCGATGATAGCACCAGTCTTGCTGGTGATATACATGCAAGAATAGCCACGATCAGTGAGTTGTTGCTGAAAGTCAGACTCACTCAACAGTTTGACAATCTGCTTGGTAGAACGAGCAGCAATCAGGATTTTGTTGAGAGCATTGTCATCAATAGTATCTAGCAGATTCTTGCAATCAGACTGACGCTGATCACCAGTAGGCAACTCCTGAATCACAACCTTAGGAGGAAGAATATAACCTTCCTGAACAAGTTGAGGAGCAGGAACATTGTGAATCACCTGACCATAAACCTCAGGATCATTCATCCCAGGTTTTGAGATAGTGAGAGAATGCTTAGGAGTAGCAGTGAAGAAATAGCAACGCTTAGCGTTATTAGAAAAATACTCGGTAGGGCCAAAGAAATTGCGCTGAACAGAGTTGTGTGCTTCATCAAAGTAAATGGTGTCAACATAGATACCTGCCTCTTGAAGACGATGCAGTGAGTGATAAGTAGTGAAGATCAGTTCATGAACACCAACTGTACGACAGATGGTTTGGTGCATCTTGATCTGATCAACTTTAGTGGTGGAAGCATTATCAACCTCACCACTGTGAACATGCAGAACCTCTGCATTTTTGATGTGCTCGGTAAACTCTTCCCACAGCTGCACCGCCAGGAGGATGCGAGGAGCAACGACCACGATAGTTTTAGGACGCTTGCTCTGCTCAAGTTCAGTCAGAGCATCTTCAATCATACACATAGTCTTGCCACCACCCGTGGGGATGATCACCTGACCTTTGTTGTTGTCCCACATAGCGTTGACAGCATCGGTCTGGTGTGGGCGAAGGGTGATGGTCATAGTCTCTTGCGTTGATAGAATCATTATAGCAGAACAGGGGCCCCTGTGAAGGGCCCCTGAACCAGTTCGCAGATTGGCACAGAGGAATCAGACCTCTGGCACGATGTAATCGTAATCTACAACTTTACGAATTTCATCTGCATTATACTCACCAATCTTTTGAGCAAACACCTTGGAAGGAACACAAGCACGGTGAGTGTTATCCTTCTTGACACGGAAACGATAGGTGTCAACGAAGTCTTCAACTAGAGGCATGAACTTGATCATGTATTTGTCAAGTTCTTCATGAGAATCGTCCATTTCTTCATGAGAAGAAGCAGAACTATTCCACAAACAATACTCCTGAGTTGCACCATCAGTCATAATATATGACTGCATCATGTAAGGAAGAGTACGCAAGAAGCGTTGCACATTTCCTTTGTGACCATTAGAGGTGTTGAGAATGTGCAGTCCAGGATGGTTAGAATTAACCTCAGCTTTAACGTCAGACTCTTTAACAAACTCAATGCGACCAAGTGCTTTATGACGCTTAATTGCATCGTTGGCATAGTCACGAATGTTATCCTTTGTCAGACAGTGATCAATGGTATCAAACCATGCGATGATGGTGTCTTTATCCCACCCAAGCTCTTGAATCCTCCGAATAACGATGGCAATATAATCAGCCTTGGTTGGTGGTTTTGCAGAAGGCCTTCCGTTATCGGAAATTGCCTGATCTTCAAGAACATCCAGATTGGATACTTGGAAGCTGTTACGAGTAGACTCATCATACTCATAACGATCATAGACCCAATACTTGATACCAAGTTCCGCAAAAGTTACGGAGCGACCAAATCCACCCCACAGATCATCTTCTTCCTCTTCAGGAATCCAAATGGTACGAGGTGGTTGCTCGGTGGGAATAATACCCTGAGAGAAACTTCCAATTTGGGAAGGATCACGGGTAGTATCACTATTCCGTGCAAGGTTGATGTTAGTATTGGTTTCGTGATTCTTCCTGTTGGGTTGGTTGGTGGGAAGAATCACCCTCTCTTTGAACTTCATACCATCCAGTTCATAAACTGGGGTTGGCATACGGTCCAAGATGGATTGCCATGCCTTAACATCACCACTGTTGGGGATAGGCATGTACTGTGATTTACTCATGATTGGAAAGCTTTTAAAGCAAATTAACGAACTATGATCGGGGAGTTGAAAAGACTTTCAAGTCTCTCCCTCGACCACATGGCTAATATACGATGATCTGGCGGCCCTGTCAACCCTCTACCGAATCTTTTTTGAGTCTCTGTCCGAGAACCCTGACCATTAAGTCGAGAGTTACCTGTTGTGGCCTGCCTTTCCAACCATACCAATTAGTTTTCTTTCCGCTATCATGTGGAGGAAGCCTATCCACCGTGTAGTATTGTTCTGCTGTTGGGTCATATATTCTGTCTCTATATTGTGCCCACCAGTGTTTCTCTCCTCTGTAATCTTCTCCACTATATCCTACCAACTCGTCAGTATCCATAAGAAAACATAATGCCTGAGTGGCATGATAGCAGTGCCCATAGTACTGAACTCTTCCCTTATCCTGTGGATATAATAGTTTTTTATGACTTAATAAGTCTATTGTTAAATTTCTTTTGATTAGGCCTAGAACTAGACCCATATTGTTTTCATTAAATGTCCAGGGTTCAAATTCAAGAACCCTGGATCCTATGATCTCATTCTTATTATAACGATGTCTCTCTATAATCTTCATAAAGCTCTATAATTTCTTTCATCCTGGACAAGCCAGATTCTA